CCTTTGAATAGAAGTTCATCTGCTGGATTTCCTTGGGTTAAGGATCGAGTTGGTAAAGGTAAGATGAAATGGACTTCTGATCCACAGGGTGAGTACAAAATGAATGAGGAACTTGAGAAAGCAATTATGGAACGAGAGGAAATGGCAATCAATAATGAAAGATATCCGACCATCTGGATTGATACATTGAAAGATGAAAGAAGACCTCTTGAGAAGGTTCGTGTTGGAAAGACGAGAGTCTTTTCTGCTGGACCAATGGATTTTGTTGTTGCTTTCAGAAAATACTTTCTTGGATTTTGTGCCCATGTTGCTGAGAATCGTATTGATAATGAAATTGCTGTTGGAATCAATCCTTATTCATATGATTGGACTCATCTTGCTAAGCATTTGAAAAAGAAGGGTACCAAGGTTGTTGCTGGTGATTTTGGTAACTTTGATGGTACTCTCCTTCTTCAGATTCTTGCTGAGATTGGAAAATTGATTAATGAATGGTATGATGACGGTGAAATTAATATGCAAATTCGCAGCATTATGTGGAAGGAATTGATTAATTCTGTTCATATTGAAGGCGATAACATCTATTTTTGGACTCATGGACATCCTTCTGGACATCCACTTACTGCTATTCTCAATTCACTTTATAATTCTGTTGTTTGTCGTATTGTTTTCGTTCTTTGTGCGAGAAGAGTTGGAAAAGTTGTCACCATGAAGGATTTCACCGACAACGTTTCTATGATTTCTTACGGAGATGACAATGTTCTTAACATCAGTGATGAAGTTTTTGAATGGTACAATCAGAACACAATGAGTGAAGTTTTTGAGACCATTGGAATGGAATATACTGATGAATTGAAGAGTTCTGCTGCTAATGCCAAACCTTTCAGAACACTTGAGGAAGTCTCCTTTCTCAAACGCAAGTTCAGGTGGGATGAAGAAAGACAATGTTACACTGCTCCACTTGAATATGGTGTTTGTATGGAGATGGTAAATTGGATTCGTGGTGAACTTGATGTTGAAGAAGCTTGTGCAACAAATTGTCAAACATCTGCAATGGAACTCTCTTTGCATGGAAGAGAAGTTTTTAACAAAAGTGTTGCACTTATTAAGAAGGCTTGCCTTCAATCCATGCAAACCCAACCCCAAATCCTGACTTATGCTGAATACATCTCAAAATTTGAGGAGTCTTATGGTATGATGATGGAAAACCCTAATCTTGAGCTAGGGGCTTAGATTAAATTGTCGTTAAAATCTAAGCAGCAAAGCCCGGTCTCAAGTCATCTCATTAATTTAATAATTTAGACTTGGTTAGTGTGGTGGAACCAGAGAAAATTTTTCTTTATTGATCAGTGTGTGGGTTCTAAAATATTGGCTACTGATCCGACAAATTTTGACTAGGTGTTTAACCTGACACTTAGGGGTTTTCAAACCATTTTGGGT